TATATGGACTCCTCCACTTTGCGTGAGATTTTTTTGATCTGGTTTGGCTGAAACACTTGCACTCGTATATCCGGCCTGTGACGGGAGCATTTCTGTCTCCCTGACCTTGATGGAAATTCGCGGTTGGGGCCTCATCGCTCTATCGTGGTCATTGCCACTGTTCATACTCCAGGCTGCCCAACTGCGGATGTGTCCGCTTTGCCATCACTCGAAATCACACTGCAATTCAAAGAATTCATCTACATTCCTACGTCAGGAACGCTATTCATCCATAGCATTCACAACAAGGCAACTTGATTTCCCAGCAGAAGGTGGTGAAGATTTTCATTTTTATGCCACCACCATTGCGTTACGCTGATGATGCAAAGGGTCGTAGGCACAGTCTTTGGCCAGAACAGCCCAAATTCTTCGGGCAGTTCGGTGTGCCATTGCAACGACAACCTTGTTCAAGCTTTTCCGTTGCAACATGGCTTGCTGCCAGGTTGTCAATTTTTCGGTTCGTTTGGCATACGAAAGCGCTGCACGCGCACCGTGTACCAATAGCCAGCGAAGATAGGTATCGCCGCGCTTGCTGATGCCCAGCAATTGGGTTTTGCCCCCGCTAGAGTTTTGCCGTGGAACCAAGCCAAGCCATGCAGCGAATTGACTGGCACTCTTGAAATTTCGGATGTCACCAACGGAGGCAACAACTGCGGTTGCAGTGAGAACGCCAACGCCTTCGATTTGAAGAATTCGTAAGCACTCATCAGTGGCTTTTACGTGGGACTCGATTTGCTTGTCAAATTCTTTGATCCGAGCGGTGAGGTTGATCAACTCTTGGAACATTGATGAAAAGGTCTTCTGCAGATTGCCAGGCAAAGAGCTGTTGGATTCGCTGAGCAATTGCGTCATGCATGCATTGAGTTGCTTGCTTCCCTTGGCCACGACGATCCCAAACTCTGCCAATAGCCCACGGATTTGGTTTGACAGTGCAGTTCTTTGTTTGACAATGCCATCACGAACGCGGTGCAACGCGAGCACTGCTTGTTGCTCCTCAGTTTTAATTGGCACAAATCGCATGTTCGGGCGTGTGACTGCTTCACAAATTGCCTCGGCATCCCGCGCATCATTTTTGTTGGTCTTGACATACGGCTTGACGTACTGAGGCGGCATGAGCTTGACCGTGTGACCCATTTCGGTCAAACGGCGTCCCCAGTAATGGGCAGAGGAGCAGGCTTCAACACCGATCAAACAGGGCGTGACCTTGGAAAAGAATTCAATCATCTGAGCACGTGACAATTTTTTGGTGAGCACTGCGTTGCCAGCAGCATCGGTGCCGTGCACTTGAAAAACATTCTTGGCAAGATCGATCCCGATCACAGCGATTTGTTTCATCTGAGTCTCCTGGTTGGTGATAGAGCCACTACCGTAACCCTTTCGGGGCGGAGGAGTCCATTCCATTGCTCTACCTGCGTGAGAAGTAAAGCGTTTCATGCAATCTTTCTGATCAGTTGCTTATTTGTGACTGATCAGCCCAGACGCGCGAGGTAGCGAACGCTGTCTCCTCCGGATGGATCGATGAACAAGTAGGGGCGACCAGGTGCGTGCACCATCACGCACAACCGGCCATCCCAGTAATCGCCTCCCTTGCCCTTGAGCCAGTCGCGAGACTTGCCCAGGTTCAATTTGAAGCCATCAAATTCTTCGGGGTCCATCTCCCGGATCTCGGTCACGTAGACCGCCTCGACGCCGCAAGCGGCAATGTCGGAGATGTCTGTAGGCTTGCGGCCAAAGGGCAGCGGGATGCTGAGCTTTTGAACCTGCAATTCGCGGCCATCGAAGTTGATGGTCGTGGGCTTGGATTCGATGGTGATAGTGATCGGGTTCATGAGGTCCTCAAACGGTTGTGGTGGTGGTGCGGTAAACGCGGTCTGTGCCGGTCTGCTTTTCTGAGGTGATCTCCAGGCCCAGCTTTTTCTTCAAGGCGCCTGCCATCGCTCCGCGCACGGTGTGCACCTGCCAGCCCGTGGCCTCAGTCATTTGGGCCAGGGTGGCGCCTTCAGGGCGCTTGAGCAACTCGATCAGCACGGCTTGCTTGGTGCCTTCGCGCGTGCTGCGCGTTGTCTGGATGCCGATCGCTTGCAGACCGGCTTGTGTTGCCACGTACACCTCGGGATCAGTTTTGCTGGACTCAATCAGCTGTGCGTTGCGCATGGCTGTTAGCACTTTGATGCGTGCACCACCCTTGAGGGTGTCGGGGAAGTGGGTCAGTTTCTTTTGAGGATGCTGTGCAGCGGCTTCGAGCAGCGCGCGTTGGGTGTCCGTGAGTTTCATTGCTTGCCTTTCGATGTTGTTGATTTGTTTTGTGCTGTTGCAGTGGCGGCAGCGTGGCCTGCGGCGTAAGCAGCCTCCAGTGCGCTCTTGACGGCCCAGACAGAGACGTCGTGGAAGTCCAGGCGATCGCGGTGCTGTGTCTCCAGCGTTTCGATAAAAAAATGCTTCAGAGCGATCTGCTCAAAAAGCTTGTTGAGGTTCTTGTCTTGCTTCATCGGTTTGTTCCTTTCGTCTTTCCGATGTGATGGATTGACGCTCTGATTCAAGATGAAGCCAAGTCAATTTTTCAAGCTGTCGCTTATTCCTTGAAAGACGATTGAGATGCCGCGAAGTGCGCCCACTCCATGCAGATATCCGGGTTGCGCGCAGGTGCTGCAGACGCCCGGCTACTGCACCCATCACCAGCCCCAAGTGCACCGTGAGTACGGGCGTGCGCGGCGTGGCTTCGACACCGAGCTGGGCTTCTATCAATCGGCCAGGTGGCGCAACACACGTGCAGCGGTGTTACGGGATAACCCGCTTTGTTGCAGGTGCCAGGCCAAGGGCGTGCTGCAGCCCGCCAAGGTGGTTGATCACATCGTTCCGGTCAAGCAAGGCGGTGAGCGCTTTGAGCGAGCGAACCTGCAAAGCCTGTGCGTGCCCTGTCACAACGCGAAGACCGCCTCAGAGACGGCATCCCTGCGTAACCAGGCCCCGTCCTGAGGGGTAGGGGGTCTGAATCTCTACAGACTGGCGAGCGAGATGCGTGGGCTTGCGCAAATTTTTGTGCGTGCAAATTGAACAAGGGGGGGTATCCCCTTTTCCAAAGACTCTGCGCAGCAAAGGCCGTGCATCAAATGAACATCAAACCAAGCGGGTGATTTATGGGCGGACGCAAGCCACTGCCGACTCAAGTCAAGCAGATCAAGGGGACCTTGCAGCCATGCCGGACCAATTACCACGAGCCCGTCCCAGAGGGCTTGCTGGTCGAGCCTCCGGACTACATGCCTGAGGGTGCCAAGGCTGCCTGGCGCTACGCGCTTGAATGCGCACCGCCCACCCTGATTCGCAAGCTGGACATGTCCGTACTTGAAATCTGGGCCTGCGCGGCAGACCTGTACCGACAGGCCCAGGCGGGTATCGGCAAAACGGGGCTCTTGGTGAAGGCCCCCCACAGCGGTGTGCCCATGCAGTCGCCGTATCTGGCCATTGCCAACAAGCAGGCACAGATCATGACCAAGGCTGCGATCGAGATGGGGTTCACGCCTGCATCGCGTTCGCGCATCTCCATTCCAAACGAGCGACCGGGCGAAGAGCTCGATCTTTGGGAGGACATTGTTGGGTAAGACCGAGAGCAAACGATGAGTGGATATGCCGCGAGCGCAAAACAATATGCACAGCGCGTCGTATCGGGAGAGATCCTGACCTGCGAGTGGGTTCAGAAGGCCTGCAAGCGTCAACTTGATGACCTGATCCGCTTCAAACGAAAGAGCAGCATCTACCAGTTCAACCCGGAGCTGCTTGACCGGTACGGCAGGCCTTACAGACCAGCCGACAACTTGTGCGCTTTTATTGAGCGCCTGCCTCACGTCAAAGGGCCACTGGCCAGTCAGATGATCGTTCTGGAGCCCTGGCAGGTGTTCATCCTGTCCACGGTATTCGGATGGGTCAAATCGGACGGCAAGCGCCGTTTCAGGCGGTCCTACATCGAGGTGCCACGGGGCAATGCCAAGTCGACGCTGTCCTCGGCGGTGGGTCTGTACATGCTCGCGGCCGACCGAGAGGGCGGCGCCGAGGTGTACTCACTGGCCACCACCCGCGATCAGGCCCGCATCGTCTTTGGCGATGCTCAGACCATGGCGCGCCTGAGCCCGGGATTTCGGAACCGGTTTGCGGTGAATGTCGGGGCGCACAACATGCATGTGCTGCAGACGGGCTCAAAGTTCGAAGCGCTCTCGGCTGAGGGCTCGACGCTGGACGGCCTGAACATCCACTTCGGATGCATTGACGAGCTGCACGCCCACAAGACCCGAACGGTCTATGACGTGGTGGAGACCGGTACCGGCAAGCGGGACAACTCGCTGCTGTGGGTGATCACTACTGCTGGCAGCAACCGCTCAGGAATTTGCTACGAGGTCAGGAGCTTTGTCACCAAGCTCCTTAACCGGGTGTTCGAGGATGACTCTCAGTTCGGGATCATTTACGGCCTCGATGAAGGGGACGACTGGACGATCAAGGACTCCCTCATCAAGGCCAACCCCAACTGGGGCATCTCGGTGCGCGAGGAGATCCTGGTGCCCCTGCAGGCCAAGGCCATGCAGTTGCCCAGCGCGGTCAACAACTTCAAGACCAAGCACCTCAATGAATGGGTGAGCGCGGACAAGGCCTGGATGGACATGCGAGCCTGGGACGCGGGGACCAACCCAGATCTGGAGTTGGACCAGTTTCTCGGGCAACCCTGTTGGGTGGGCCTGGACCTGGCCAGCAAGACGGACATTGCGGCGCTGGTCATGGTGTTTCAGCACCCTGACACACCCGACGCATATGCCGTGTTTGGCAAGTACTACCTGCCCGAAGACACGGTCCAGGCTGCGGGCAACAGCCAGTACGAGGGCTGGGCGCACACCGGACGCCTGTCTGTGACGCCGGGCAACGTGATCGACTTCAGCTGGATCGAGGCCGATCTGCTGGACATCGCGTCCCGGTTTTCCGTGGAGGCCGTGGCCTTCGATCCGTTTCAGGCCACACAGCTTTCCACCCGGATGCTCTCCGAGGGCCTGCCCATGATAGAGGTGCGTCCCACGGTACTCAATTTCAGCGAACCGATGAAGACGCTTGAAGCCCTGGTCCTGCAAAAGAAGCTCGTCCATGACGGTGACCCGGTATTGGCCTGGATGGCCAGCAACGTGGTGGCTCACACGGACGTCAAAGACAACATCTATCCACGCAAGGAGCGAGCAGAAAACAAGATAGACGGCATCGTGGCACTGATCATGGCTCTTTCAAGGGCGATCAAACCGGGCGACTCGGTGGTGCTGGGATCCGACTATGAGTTGATGGTGCTCTGAGGCAATGGGACTTTTCACATTCATCGATCGATTCAGAGCCTCAAGCAGTGACCGCTCCCCCTGGGGAGACTTCTTCTTTGAGCCGGTGTCGGTGCGCAGCGCCTCCGGCATGCGCGTCTCGCCTGATGGAGCGTTGCGGCTCGCAGCGGTATACGCCTGCGTGCGCATCCTGTCGGAGACCATGGCGTCTCTTCCGGTGGTGGTGTACCGCCAGCGCAAAGACGGAGGCAAGGATCGGGTGACCGATCACTGGCTCTACGGCCTCCTGGCCCGCAAGCCCAACCGGTTCCAGAACCCCTTTGAGTGGCGCGAGATGCTTCAGGGACACCTGGCCCTGAGGGGCAATGCTTTCTGCCAGATCATCGCCAACCCCAAGGGAGAAATCACCGAGCTCATGCCGATTCACCCCGACCGGGTGCGCATGGAGGTGATGGACAGCGGGGACTTTCGGTACCGGGTTCGGATGCAAAACGGGGATGAAACCGTATTCCCACGCGGGCAGATCTGGCACCTGCGCGGCCTGTCCTCGGACGGTCTGATGGGCATGAGCCCCATCGAGTTGGCCCGCGAGAGTCTGGGCATGGCCCTGGCCGCTCAGGACTACGGGGCGAGGTTCTTCACGAACGACGCCAAACCCACGGGCGGCTGGATCGAATTTCCCGGCACCTTCAAGGACCCTGAGGCCAAGCGGGTGTTCAGGGATTCTTACCA